CGGGAGCTGGAGAAGTCGAAGGCCCCGGAACAGGTGTCTCAGACTCAATACCTGCGCGATTAAGCGATGGTGAGTTTGTAGTCACAGAAGAAGCCACTAGTGAAATTGGAGCAGACAACCTTCAGAAAATGATGGACGATGCCGAAAGAAAAGCTAGTGGAGGTAAAGTCGGACTCGCAGGAGGAGGTCTGCTAGGAAACCCTAGTCAACCGTTGGAAGAAGAGGATGAAGATCTTGTAGCTCAGTCTATGATATCTGCTAATCAAATGCCAAGCCTTATGGGAGGAAGACGGTAATAAAACAATAGTACGGCTACCTTGTAGTATCAAGCCCCAGATTTTAAAGACGTTTGAAATTGGCTACCTTGCAAGAAACAAGCCCCGTAGAAAAGGAGAGAACCATGTCAGAACAGGCATACGAAGAGGAAGAAGTATCAAATCCATATAATGCACGTAAACCTTGGCACAAGCAGGAAAGAAAGCAAACACCTAGCGCGGCTGAGAGTTTGTATTATGAAGATGATAACGAACCTCAACAGCAGAAGGCCACCCGGAAAAAGGCCCCTTCTTCTGAGGATGAACCAAGTACTAATTATAAGAAACGCTATGATGATTTAAAGAAACATTATGATCAGAAGCTTTCAGAGTTTAAGCGCACTGAGCAAGAACTTAGGGATCAGGCTAGAGAAGTCGAACCCCAATATCAAGCTCCTAAGTCTCAAGAGGACTTAGACCGCTTTAGAACTGAATACCCTGATCTATATGATACAGTAGAAACTGTAGCTCATATGAGAAGCCAACAAGAAGTAGAAGCACTACGATCTAGATTTTCTGTTATTGAAGAACGGGAAGCACAGATTGCAGCGCGAGAAGCTGAGTCGGCTCTTCAAGAAAGACATCCTGACTTTGATCAAATCAGAGGAGACGATAGCTTTCATGAGTGGGCGCAGGAACAACCTAATCAGATACAAGATTGGATCTACAATAATCCTAATGATGTTACTTTAGCTGTTAAAGCTTTAGATCTTTATAAATTAGAAACTGGTAAAGGACAGGGTTCTCGCAAAAGACGTTCAGGTAACAGACAGCCGCAAGGTGGTTCTGCAGCAGATATGGTATCTACTAAAACAACCAATGTAGATGCTAAAGAAGCTAAGATCTGGACGGAAAGTGAAATAGCGAAAATGTCCCTTGATCAATTTGATAGACACGAAGAAGAAATCAAAATTGCTATGGAAGAGGGAAGAGTTCGCAGAGGATAATCTTTTCTACTTAGGAGTAATATAACATGGCTTATAACCAATCAGACCAATTTTTTGAACAATCTACAGACACCAACGGTAACTTTGGTAACTCTGTATCAGGACAAACTAACTCGTTTTTCCTACCAAAAGTATATTCAAAGCAAGTACTCAACTTCTTTAGGAAGTCTTCAGTAGCGGAAGCTATTACGAACACTGACTATGCTGGTGAAATCTCTGCCTTTGGCGATACTGTACGAATCATCAAAGAACCCGAAATTACTGTTTACCAGTATGAGCGTGGTGCTGATGTAACGCAGACTAAATTGACCGACCAAGAAGTAACTTTGGTTGTTGATACTGCTAACGCATTTAAGTTCATCGTTGATGATATTGAAACAAACATGTCGCATGTAAACTTCCGTGACGTAGCAACATCTTCTGCAGCTTACGCTTTGCGTGATGCTTTTGACGAAGGTGTAATTGCTGCTATGATCGCAGGCGTTTCTGCAGCAAGCCCGAACCACATTCTTGGTTCTGACAGCGCAACTGACCTTGCTGGTGGTACTTTTGACGGTACTGGTAACTTGGACATCGGTTTTGCTTCAGGCGAGCATGATCCTATTGACGTTCTTTCTCACATGGCCCGTCTTCTAGACGAAGCTAATGTTCCTGAAGAAGGTCGTTGGTTCTTGGCTAATCCAGAGTTCTACGAAGTCCTTGTACAAAGTTCTTCTAAGCTCTTGTCTGTTGACTACAATGCTGGTCAAGGCTCCATCCGTAATGGTTTGGTAAGCTCTGGTAAGCTGCGTGGATTTGACATGTACAAAACTAATAACATTGCTGCAACGTCTAACGCTGCTGGTCAATGTCTTGCTGGTCATATGTCTTCTACAGCTACGGCTCAGACTATTACTAGCACTGAGGTTATTCGTGACCCAGATAGTTTTGGTGACATTGTACGTGGTCTGCACGTATACGGTGCTAAAGTACTGAGATCAGATGCTCTGGTTTCAGCTTTCTACGGCATTGACTAAATAAGACTTGGGGGCCGTCAAAAGCCCCCTTTTCTTTTTACACAAAGGGATTAGATATGCCACAAATAGGAACCAACGATAAGCCTGTAATTTTTAGGAAAGCGATTGTCTCACCAGAAAGTCGTTTTCGTAAGGGTTTTGACAAGGATAAATATCAGGAAAACTATGATCGTATCTTTGGAGACAAGAAAGAAATAGATATAGCAAGAGAGACTTCTAAAACTTTTGATATGGAGCAAGACTGATGATGATGGATAAAAAGAAGATGTATAACATGGGTAGCAAAGTTAAATACAACAAAGGTGGATACGCTTCTATTGCTGATATGGAAAAGAAATGCGGAAGTAAAACTGCAAAGAAGACAAAGCGATGAAAGTAGACGCTCCTAAAGGTTATCATTGGATGAAGGTTGAGAAAGCCTATAAGATTATGAAAGATCCTAAAGATGGTTTTAAGCCGCACAAGGGTGCAAGTAAAGCAGTTGATTTTCCGGTTCAAAGGACGCATAAAAAATAATGGCTACTAATTACTTACAGTTGTGTAATGAAATTTTACGTGAAATTAATGAGGTTGAATTAACTACCGCAGATTTTGCTACTTCTGTAGGTATTCAAAGTCATGTAAAAGATCTTATTAATCGTTCTTATTTAGATATGGTTAATGAAGAAGCTCAATGGCCTTTTTTAACTGTTGAAGAAAGTGGTTCTACAGATCCTAATTATGGAAACGTTACTATTGATACAGTAGCAGGAACCCGTTGGTATGAATTAAAACCTTCTTCAGATAGTTTAATAACAGACTACAGCTATATTGATTGGGATAACTTTCTTGTAACTACAATAGGAGTTTCAGGCGAAACTGCTCCATATACTTCTAGAAATTTAAAATTTACAACGATTGAAGAATGGAAAGATTATTTCAGGCTTGGACAAAACAACGATGATGCAGACACACAGAGCTATGGAGTTCCTAGCAGAGTTATAAAAAGCCCTGATAATCGTAAGTTTGGTCTTAGTCCAATACCTGACAAGGTGTATAAAATATGGTTTTATGCTTATTTGTTACCTACAGAATTAGACTCACATGCAGATGAAATAGTTTTCCCTGATTTATACGTACCTGTATTAATCAATAGAGCTAGATATTACGTTCATCAGTTTAAGGATAATCCTCAAGCGTCTGCTTTTGCCTTAGAAGATTATAAAAAAGGTCTTAAAAAAATGAAGATTAATCTCATGGAACCTACACCTATATATTTTAAAGATGATAGAATAAGGTTTATCTGATGCCATCTTCCTTACCTTTTGGTGTTTCATGTCGCGGAGGTTTAAACACAAACCTTAACCAATTTGAAATGCTTTCTCAACCGGGATTAGCTACTGACTTAGAAAACTTTGAAGTAGATTCAGACGGTGGCTATAGAAGAATAAATGGCTTTGATGTTTTTGGGGGATCTTCTGCTGCAAGACCTAACGGAGATTCTCCTGTATTAGGTCTTTTTGTATATGCAGATGGTTTAATAGCTACATCAGGTACAAATATTTATTTTACACTAGATGGAGTAACATGGTTACAGATAAATAGAGCTTCTGTTCATTCTAGCGGGGATAATTATTCTACTTTTGTAGGAAGAAGTGCAGCAGCTAGAACATCTCAAGGGCAGTGTACTTTTGCTCTGTACGAGGGAGACTCTGATTATGGTGAATTAGTAATTACAGATGAGGGGTCTTCTGCTAAACCTTTTTATTTTAAAATGACAGGCGCTGGCGCGTTAACTAACAGAACTTATTTTGCAAAAGAAATTACCGTTAGTGGTTCAGTTTACCCTACTGTAGCTACTATGCACGACAGACACTTAGTAGTCTCAGGCGACACTAATAATCCTAATACTATATATTATAGTCATACAGATGCTCCTGATGATTTCGGAGGATCAGGTGCAGGTAGTATTAAGCTAGATGATAAGGTTATCGGTTTAAGACCTTTTCGTGCAGACTTGATTATATTCTGTAAAAATAGTATTTATAAACTAGTGAATATTAATGACTCTAATAATATTGCTATACAACCAGTAACTAAAAACGTAGGTTGTTTAGATAATCACAGTATTCAAGAAATTGCAGGTGACTTAGTATTTTTAAGTCCTGATGGAGTTAGAACAATTGCAGGTACAGCACGTATTGGTGACGTTGAATTAGGAAGTGTTAGCCGTCAAATACAGAGCATTGTTGAAACTGTGGCTAAAGGTATAGACGATTTTATTATAGATAGCGTTGTTTTACGTCAAAAATCACAATATAGAATTTTTTATACTACGGGAACTCAATCAGCCGCAGATTCTAAAGGTATTATAGGATCTTTAACATCTAATGGCTTTGAGTGGTCTGAAACAAAAGGAATACAGGCTAGAGCAATTACTTCAGGTTTTAATTTTAACGGTATAGAACAAACTTTTCACGGTGATAGTCAAGGATATATTTATATACATGATACAGGAGATTACTTTTTACACAATAATTCTCAAGCTTCTATAAGAGCTACCTATAAAACTCCTAACTACGACTTTGGAGATTTTGGCACACGTAAAAACATGAGATATGTTAAAATTTCTATTAGTCCTGAAGGAACAGCGCAGCCTACGTTAAGAGTAAGATACGACTATGAGGATACTAATATTCCTCAGCCTACAGATTATACTTTATTATCTGTTCCTTTGCCTGCTATTTTTGGAGAAAGCTCATTTGGAGCTACTGCAGTTTTCGGAGCCACTAATGACCCAATGGTTAGACAGGCTATTCAAGGAGGCGGTTATACCGCAAGTTTCAGGCTAAGATCAGAAGATAAAAACCCACCTTATGCTATCAATGGTATGTACATAGATTACGTACCATCAACTAGGAGATAATATGGCAAGTTATACACGACAAAGTAGTTTTTCAGACGGAGATACAATCAGTTCTTCATTGTTTAATAATGAATATAATCAACTGGTGACTGCTTTTTCTTATGCTTCTTCAGGAACTACTGGACACAGTCACGATGGTACTGCAGGAGAAGGTGGTAATATACCTACTATAGGCGACCAAGACTTTTTAAATAAAATAACTGTTGACTCTACTAACAATAGGTGGGGCGTATTTGTACAGGTAAGTGGGTCAGCAGTAGAACAGATCCGTATTCAAGATGGTGGCATTGTACCTGTAACTGATAGTGACGTAGACCTTGGTACAAGCTCATTGTACTTTAAAGCTGCTTATATTGATGCAATTACTACAACAGGTAATGTAGCAGTAGGCGGTAATCTTACTGTCACAGGCACAACTACTTTTAACGGTGGCACAATCACTATGGGTGATGCTGCTACTGACAACGTTGTATTTGGTGCTAATGTAGATTCTCATATTATTCCTGACGATGATGGCACTTATGACTTAGGTAGCTCTACGCAAGAGTGGAAAGATATTTATATAGATGGTACAGCTTACGTAGATGCTATTAACTTTAACGGTACTGCAATTACTGCAACTGCTGCTGAACTTAATATTATGGATGGCGTAACGTCTACTGCAGCAGAACTTAACATCCTTGATGGAGTTACGTCTACCGCAGCGGAGTTAAACATCCTTGACGGAGTTACAAGCACTGCTGCTGAACTTAACATCCTTGACGGAGTTACAGCCAGTGCAGCAGACATAAACCTTATAGATGGTATTACCAACGGTACAGTAATTGCTAGTAAAGCTATTATAACAGATGCTAGTAAAGATATTACTGGCGGTAGAAATATTACTATATCCGGTGAATTAGATGCAGCTACACTAGATATTTCAGGTAATGCTGATATTGCTGGAACTTTAGAAACTGATGCTTTTTCTATAAATGGTACAACAGTTACGAGTACTGCTGCTGAACTTAACATCCTTGATGGAGTTACGTCTACCGCAGCAGAGTTAAATATTTTAGATGGAGTTACAAGCACTGCAGCAGAACTTAACATTCTTGATGGAGTCACGGCTACTGCTACAGAGTTAAACCTTATAGACGGTGTAACTGCTACAACTGCAGAACTTAATATACTCGACGGTGTTACAGCTACTGCTACAGAAATAAACTTACTTGATGGCGTTACATCAACTACAGCAGAGTTAAACATCCTAGATGGTGTTACAGCTACAGCCGCAGAGTTAAATATATTAGACGGTAAAGCTTTCCTAGATGAAGATAACATGGCATCTAATAGTGCTACAGGTATTGCTTCTCAACAGTCTGTTAAAGCTTATGTAGACGCACAAATTACTGCAGAAGACTTAGACATTACAACAGACAGTGGAACTATTGCAATTGACTTAGATAGTGAAACACTAACTGTATCAGGCGGTACAGGTCTTGATAGTTCTGCAACAGGTAATGCAGTTACCTTGGCAATAGATAGTACAGTAGCAACACTTACAGGCTCGCAAACTCTTACAAACAAATCACTAACTGCTCCTACGCTTACAGGTACATCTACAGTAGCTTCACTAGACATCTCAGGAGACATAGACGTAGACGGCACGACTAACCTTGATGTCGTGGACATTGATGGTGCTGTTAACTTTGCCGCAGACGTAACCTTTGCTGATGGTGCAGACATCATCACGGCTTCCGCAGGAACCTCTAACGTCCGCTTTGGTGTCAACGCAGGTAACAGCATTGCAAGCGGTGGTAATTATAATACTGTCGTGGGCGATGAAGCAGGTACTGCGATTACTACGGGTGATGCTAATGTTGCAGTAGGTTACAAGGCGCTGTTTACTGAAGATGCTAACGGTCAGAACGTAGCGGTTGGTTACAACTCGTTGATGGCCCTTAACGCAGGAGCAGAAGGTAACAACGTAGCTGTAGGTTTTAAAGCAGGTGAGGCAGTAACCACAGGCATTTACAACACTCTCATCGGTGCTTTGGCAGGAGATGGGGCTACTACAGCATCCTACTCTACTGCATTAGGTTACGGTTCTTTAGGCG